CTGGATCGTTCCTACGTCGGCTATGCGAATCACTACCACACCCATCGGGTCTCTCCTCGATGGTCCCGAGGCAAAACTCCCGTAAAAACGATCAAAAACCATCGTTTTTTCCGTCTCTAAAAAAAAGTGAAAAAAAATCGTCTTAGGGGTTGACGAAATACCGAAATTGGATTAGTATATTACCACAATGAAAAATCACTCCATGTTGAAACAAATCGGATCTAAGAATGCCCACGTCCTCACCAAACCCAATGGTGACGAGATCCTCTTTTCCTATCAGACCCCGGTCGCAGCCAAAATTGGCTCTCTGTTCTACCGGACCGAGGAGAAATACTCCCGCACCACGACTCGACACATCAATCTGTTTCTTCAAGGGGTTCAGGCCGAAGAGGTCCCTCAGTCTGAATTCTCTTGGATGGTCTGAACCTATTCACTCTTGACAGAACACTGAAAACCCGTTAGAATACTACTATAATATGAAAGAAAACAAAGGAATGAAATACGAAACCATGCAGAACTCCACTCGCTTCGCCGATACCATGGCGGTGCTCAATGGGCTGTCTGGGTCTCACAAGTCTGGCATCTCTCGTGCGGTCATCTATTCGACCTTCGCGGATTCCGGTGTGCCCACCAAGTATGCTGCCACTGCTCTTCGGCTCCCCGGAGTCAAGATGCCTGGACGGGGTCAGTACGATCTGGCCAAGATGATCGCTGGTATGAACTCCAAGTTCGGTCCTACCGCTTCCGCCAAGAAGTCTTCGGTCAAGGTCAAGCTTGCTAAGGTCACCAATACCAAGGTTGCCAAGGTCAAGAAGGTCAAGGTCAAGAAGGTCGAAAAGCCCAAGGTTATCAAACTGCAGGGCATCGATCATTCGGCTCACTCCCCGACCGAGGAAATCACTGATCCCAACCTCGAGAAGATTGAATACCTCGAGGTTGCGGGTCTCCACGCCACGGAAGATGACATCAGTGATGAACTCAGCTTGATGGGCACTTACCTCTAAGACAAACAAGACAGATACATTATGAAGCTGAACACACCATACGGCGTATTGACTGGATCACCGGAAGAGTTCTCTAATTTCTTCGGTCAGCCAATCACCAAAACTGGCTGCACAACTGCACCGATCAAGATCGACAAACCGTTGGTTCAGGGATCACTATTTCCAGCTGAATCTGACGCATATGGTACTGGACAGTACCGATTTGAAGACGACGGTCGGGATTGGTATCATATCTCCTCACCTATTGATCGGTGGGTTGTGATGATGCACGAGAAGAGCCATAAGCCCCGAGAGATCGTGAAGGCATTGCGAAAGACCTGGAATGGTCAGTCCAAGACCAACAGCCAAATCTCTAGTATCGTCACTCGATATCGCAAGGCAGTGAAGATCAGCAGGCAACCTGTAGGCAAGGCAGCCATCTCAATTCAGGATGTCAAGGGCTATAAGGAATCCTATCGACATGATGGACCAATGATAGGACTTAAATGCCAGCCATCTTCACTCAGGGATATTAGAGATCGTTTGAGTGTCTTATACTGGAATCGAGGTCATAGCACTCCGCGTATCATTGAAATGTTGAAAACACAACACAATATCATGGCGACAAAAGATACTGTTGGGGAGATCCTTAAATTCATGCGTAAGAATGGGGCACCCATTCGTAGTGGATCACAAGAACGACTTCCGGGTTGGGAATCGAAAAAAGCAATCGATGTCTATATCCCGAAATCGTGGAAGTACCGAGGCTGTCGGTGATATGACGATATAAGGCCCAGGGCAATCCGGCCCTGGGCCCCTCACTTTGATCTTTACCTTCTCTCCTCACCTGATATAATACTACACAATGAAACGAACAAAGGCATTCACGAAGACTGGACAAATCAAGGCCACCGATTCCAAGTTCACGGGAGAAGAACCCATCTGGATCAAGCAGGATATCTCCGCTAATGAAGTGGGGGCAAAGATTGAATCCTTCTTGCCTCGGGCATTCTCCTTCTACAATTACTATCTGGATAAGCCAGACTTCTTTTTTTGCATTTACGAATTCATGATCACTCGACCCTGCTACAATAAGCAGAAGGCTGAGTCATTGATCAAGAATTGGCCAATTGAATCCAATTTTGCGGTCATCGGCTCTATGTGTCGAATGGCTTCACGAGGTGTTCCGATCGTGAATCGAGTCTGTGATATGATCGACAATGCTCTGAAGCATGTTCGACTCACCAAGGCTGAGGCACCAGCGGTGAATGATGAAAAACCAAAACGCCCAGTCGTGGATTTCGACAAGATTGCCAAGAATAAGGTCCAGGCACTTCTCTGTGAACTCGAGGGTTTGATCGACTCATGGACCACGAATACCGCTACTAAGATTCGTAAGATCGATCTGTCTTCTACCTTGGATGATCTAAAGACTGAAAAACGATACCATGAACCAATCCTGAAATGGATCAAAAGGTGCCATGATGAATACTGGGAGGCATTCAGTGGAGAAGATGACCAACTCGTGGAGGGATTTGCTTATCTGAATAAGCCCGCACTCAAGAGTAGAATCAAGGCTCTTCAGGAGATGTTCAAGGCAGTGCAGAGTTGGGAGAAACCCAAGGTTGCTAGAAAGCCTCGGCAGAAGAGAGTTCAATCGGCTGATCGGCAGATCAAGACACTGAAATATGCAGTAAATTCAAAAGAATATGGATTGGAATCCGTGAATCCGATCACGATTCCGGGTTCACAGCACCTTTACATTTTCAATACCAAATACAAGAAGTTGATGGTCTATCACTCTGCTGGGGTTGATGGGTTCTCTATCAAGGGATGTTCACTCAAGGGATTCGACGAGAACTCGAGTTATGAGATCACTCTGCGCAAACCCAATGATGTTCTACCTGTTATCAATGCCCGGACTGCCAAACAGATTGAGAAGATGGTCGACAAACTCACCACCAAGAAAAAGAAAGCAAATGGCCGGATTAATGAGAACTGCATCATTCAACGTGTCATTACAAATCGAGGACTATAATGATTGACCCCCAAGAGAAACAAATGCATATTGAAATGGAAATTGCAATCACCAAACAAAGGCTCATCGAGAAGGTTGAGTTCCTTGTTAGGGCAGATGGTCTCACATACGTAGAGGCACTAATGCAGATCTGTGAGGAGCATGACATTGAACCAGAAGACATTAGCAAGATGATCGATGGACCACTGAAGGTCAAGATCGAGGCAGAATCTATCCAACGGAATCGAATCAAGGGAAAGAAACCACTGAACACACTTTACTGATATGAGAAAATACGAAATCATAAATGAAACTCATCCCGAAGTTCCTTACCTGAAGCGCATTCGTGCTCTGAAGGATTTCAGTGATATCAAGAAGGGTGACCTTGGTGGATTCATTGAGTCCGAGAAGAACTTGGATCAGGAAGGCAATTGCTGGCTCTCTGATAATGCACAGGTCTGTGGGGATGCAAAGGTCTCTGGGAATGCAAAGGTCTCTGGCAATGCAGTGGTCCATGAGTGTGCATGGGTCTTTGAGAATGCAGAGGTCTATGGGAATGCAGTGGTCACTGGGAATGCGATGGTCTATGAAAATGCAGAGGTCTCTGGGTATGCAAAGGTCTCTGGGTGTGCAAAGGTCTCTGGGTGTGGAGTGGTCTCTGGGTATGCAAAGGTCTTTGGGAATGCAAAGGTCTATGGGGATGCAGTGGTCTATGGGAATGCACAGGTCTGTGATGACGTAGAGGTCTCTGGGTATGCAAAGGTCTCTGGGAACGCAAAGGTCTTTGGGGATGCAGAGGTCTCTGGGGATGCAGAGGTCTGTGATGACGTAGAGGTCTATGGGTATGCAAAGGTCACTGGGGATGCAAAGGTCACTGGGGATGCAGTGGTCTTTGGGTATGCAGAGATTTGTGGCAATGCAGAGATTTGTGACAATGCAGAGATCTGTGAGGGAACATGGGTCAATGGGTATGAAAAATCGAAACCCAACAACAACCCAGAAATCCTTGAGAGCCTTCCCGAAGAAGTGACTAGCATCACTATCAGTGGCATCACATACACCAAAAAGGTCACTTGGGTTGCTGAAGAGAAATGAACTGAATCCTACGGAATAATGATACTAGGACCAAATGACCCAAGAGCAGTACGATTGACGAAAAAGCAAATCGTGAAACGCAGATCGAAGATGACTCCCGCTGAACGGAAACAGGAGGATGCTCTGGTCTCCTTTCTTAAAAGTGAGAAGATATTGCCAACAGTCTCGTGAATGGATACCAAGCATATTGCATTTTCACTGCAGTCAAGTTGCATTTCAATGGGTCCTATGATGCCATTAAGTACAACTTTAAGACAGCTGCGTCTCGTCCCGCATCGTACGAGGGTCGGCGTGACCGGTATTTCTTTGAGAAACTGGCTCGTATCATCCCAAGGGAAGAGGAATTGATGAAATACTGCGTCGCAAACGCAGTGCACGGATCGCCCAAGCTCTGGGTGGGTGATATGACCAAGGACCACTACGATCGCCTGAGGACGATCCTAGAGACGTTCTCTTACCGATTCCTCAAGGAACTACGATCGCTAGAATCGTCCCTGAGCGATTCTGATGGCAAGGGTGGTATGAACAGATTTGACGGACTTTTCCGATCGTCCTACTGCAGTCCTAACGGGGCGCCACCCATTCTATCCGCCTCCATTGAGACTATGGCTGTGATAGATACTCTTGTAAATTTCATTCCAGACCTGAGGAAGACCATGGGTGATCCCCTGGGGATGCTCAAATCGACCTTTGATCTGGTTGAAAACTACAAACCATTCCTGGGACGTTGGATAGACATAACAAAGGCAAAACAAAATCTCATAAAAGTGTTCACATAAGGTGCCATTTCTGTTATAATATCCAACGTCCCCCAGGGATATAGACTGAAAACAAAACATACTAAGATACACAAAACATATGTCGTTTGATAAACTAAAACAAAATCGGGCAGCTGCAATTGATAAACTCCTTGCTGCTGCGGGTACTGAAAACTCAAAGGTCAGTTACGGTGATGATCGTATCTGGGCTCCACAAGTCGATAAGGCGGGTAATGGCTACGCTGTGATTCGATTCTTGCCGGCACCAGAAGGTGAAGATCTTCCATGGGTTCGCTATTGGGACCATGGTTTCAAGGGCTCCACTGGTCGGTGGTATATCGAAAAGAGTTTGACTACGATCGGGCAGAATGATCCGGTCAGTGAACTCAACTCCAAGCTCTGGAACTCTGGACGTGAAGAAGACAAGGAGATTGCTCGTGCTCGTAAGCGCCGACTCCATCATGTCTCTAACATCTTGGTCCTGAGTGACCCGGCGAATCCTGAGAATGAAGGTAAGGTCTTTCTGTACAAATATGGTAAGAAGATCATGGACAAGATCATGGATGTGATGCAGCCGCAGTTTCAAGATGAGAAACCGGTCAATCCATTCGACTTCTGGACGGGTGCAAACTTCAAGCTCAAGATTCGTAACTTCGAGGGTTACCGAAACTATGACAAGTCCGAGTTTGAATCGGTCTCCGAACTTCATGGTGGTGATGAAGGTAGGCTTGAGAAGGTTTACGATTCACTTCACTCACTGAAGGAGTTCATTGATCCGAATTCCTTCAAGACCTATGCCGAACTCTCCAAGAAACTCCATGAGGTCTTGGGTGATGAGGTTCTGGCGGATTCATACCAGGGTGACACTGCAGACGCACCGGTTACTAAGTCTGCCCCAGCCCCTGAACCTGTGAGTGCACCGGAACCGCAGGTTGCGCAACAAGAGGAAGATGATGAAGAGACTCTGAGCTACTTTGCCAAGTTGGCACAGGGTTAATCTGATTCACTCCACGAACCCTGTCCTGAGAAATCGGGACAGGGTTTTTTAGCTTGGTGCAAAGGCCCTATGAAAACTATTCAATGAATCTTGATTGCTGCCACTTGTGTTGACATGGGTTGAGTTATCAATATTAGATGCGGTGGTTTGTGATCTTGGCGAAACG